TCATCCCAACCTCTGGGGCAGTAGCAAAGTTCACCAGCGAAGGACGTTACAGCTACTTCACATGGACAAACTATGACGGCATATCAGGCGGGCTAGGTCGACTCGACCTTGGAACATTTATCTCTGCTAATACCCCAGCCCACGCCACAGACCTAATGTATGACTCAACCGCAGCAGTCAACGGACTAGTCACCTTCAACAACAAACGTTGCTTCTGGATAAGTGGTGTAGGAATCATTGCAGAAGACTCAGACAACCTTGTCGAAACAGCAGAAATCGTCACAGGCACATATCGTTGGGGAATCCCAGACCGCAAGTTCGTAGCCAAGTTCGACATCCGAACCACCCCGCTATACGGAACCATCACTCCAAGCATCTCCATCGACTCAGCAAACTATGTTGAAATGTCCCCACACACCACACCATTTGCAACCGAATCGGTGGCAACAGGACCACAGTCCAAGTTCATTGAAGCCAAATTCAAACTCGTACTAACCAGAGCTTCAGCCACCGAAGGACCAACCCTTACTCGTTGGATGGCACGAGCCTACGCCAGCCCAGCCCGAAGCCAAGTATTCCGTGTACCAATCCTCATGCACCACCGTCTGCATGTCCGCGACACCGACTACTACTTTGATGTTGAATCAGAACTACGAGCTTTGCGCGATTTAGTAACAAATCCGCGTGTGGTAAACTACCAAGAAAACACTGAAACATTTTCTGTAGTATTAGAAGACTTACAATTTGAGGTTGCTGACGGGTACCAGTCTAACTGGGACCTAGAGGGAACCTGTACAGTTACAATGCGTTCAGTACAAGACTAGGAGTTATAAATGCCATACGCAGCCAGACGGTCATATGCAGGTGCGGCACCCGCATGCACCTTGACCAACGCTATTACCTCGTCTGATACGTCTGCGCTTCTTACTGGTGACGTAACGAACTGGAACAACACCGCTAACGGTTCGTTCTATATGGTTATTGACCCAGGTCTTAGTACCGAAGAAAAAGTACTTGTAGGTTCACGTTCTGGTTCCTCGCTATCAAGCATCACTCGTGGAGTTGATGGCACTACTGCCGCCTCACACAATGCTGGTGCAACTTGCTACCCAGTTTTTACCGCTGTTGACGCTGACCAAGCTAACGCTGTAGCCGCCGCGCTCACGACTAAGGGTGACTTGTTGGTCACTACTGGTTCGGCTTTGAACCGTTTGGCTGTTGGCACGAACGACTTTGCGTTGTTGGCTGATTCGTCTGCTACGAACGGTGTTGCTTGGAAGCAGGTTCCTGCGGCTGGTTTGGCATCCGATGCGGTGACCACAGCAAAGATTTTGGACGCTAATGTGACCACGGCGAAGATTGCTGATGGCGCGGTAACTGTGGCAAAACTGGCTGGCGGTGTCGCCCACGATGACCAGTTCGTTCTATCATCACAAATCTTCGGCTAACATAGGAGCATCATGGCAACGTTCACAAAACTCGCACTTCAACCAGCAGGTACAACTGGCACAGGTCTTGGCATCAAAATTGCTGCCACCGCAACCGCTGGCACGGCAGTTCATACGGCTTCAACAACAACTACGACCATTGATGAAATTTGGTTGTATGCAGTTAACTCGTCTGCTTCAGATGTGAAGTTGACGATTGAGTGGGGTGAGGCTACTGCGCCTGATGGTCATATTGAATATACGGTTAAGGCTGAGAACGGTCTTTATTTGGTTGTTCCAGGTCTGTTGTTGCAAGGTAACGCGACCGCAAGAGTGGTTCGAGCATTTGCTGCTACCACGAACGTCATTATGATTCACGGGTACGTTAATCGCATCACAGCGTAAGGGGTACTAAGTGCCTTCCAGTTTGAATATAACTTCAGGTGGCAAAGCCATCAGCGGTGGTTCTCTTGCTCCTCGTTCTCGACGTGGAAACACCAGCCAGGTTAATGATTATTGGCGTGGTGGTGCTACTGGTCCTGATGCAACTGGTGGTATTGGTGCGCCAGTATCAACTGGTACTGGTTACAACTATTTGCAGTTCAACTCATCAGGAGATTTGACCGTAACTTCTGCTGGCACATTTGAGTTCATGGTTATAGGTAGCGGTGCAAGCGGTCACGCTGGAAACGGTTACAACTTCTTTGGTTTAGGTGGAATTGGTGGAACCATCACGCAAGGAACAGTTACTCTTGCTACTGGAACTCATGCCATCGTGATTGGTGCAGGTCCAGCCGCACCTACCTACAGTCGTGCTAATGGCAATCCTTCAACTGGTGGCGGTTTCACGGGTGCTGGTGGTGCTTCGTCAAACCCTAACGGAACAAACGGAAACGGTAATGCTGGCACACAGGTAAATACCTTCATCGGTGGGGCGAGTTTGTTCAAAGCAGGAATGGGCGGTAACGCAAACTCTGGTATTGGTGGTTCTGGTGGCGGTGGAAATGCTGCTGGATATGCAACAGCGCAATCAGGTGTTGCAAACAGTGGCGGCGGTGGTGGTGGTGCTGGTGGTTCAGGTCAACCCAATTTGTTGCCAGGTGTTGGAGGTAATGGTGGTTCAGGAATTGTTTATGTTAGGTGGTTGGCGTAATGGCACACTTTGCAGAACTTGACGAAAACAACACAGTAATAAGAGTTATTGTTGTTGCAAACAAAGATTGCGGTGATTTAGATTTTCCAGATTCCGAACCAATAGGTCAGGCATTTATTGCTGCTTTAGGTTTGAATGGTGTTTGGAAACAAACCAGTTACAACAATAACTTCCGACAATTTTATGCTGGTATTGGTTCTGTGTATTTTGTTGAAGAAGATGTATTCACTTCACCGAAGCCATTTCCTTCTTGGACTCTTGATTCAAACAAAGAGTGGCAAGCACCAGTATCCAAGCCTGATGAAGATGGTTTTTGGTATTGGGACGAAGCAACCCAACAATGGGTTCGCTAAAGTTTGGCGCATTTCCCCGTTCAGGCAGCCACTTCTTTCTACATCTAACCAACTGTGAATGGTTGGACCACAGAATTGAGCCATTGGGAACCGAACAAAACGTTGTTGTCTCTATCCGCAACCCGTTGGAATGTGTCCCAAGCTGGATAGTCCTAACAGAAGACAGTCGAATTGACAGGGCGGAGAAAGTCCTTGACTGGTACTGCGCTTACTATTCAAAATGTTCAATTTCAGATTTAGTTGTAATCCCGTTTGAACAACTAATTAGCGAACCTGTGCAATGCGTTGATTATGTGGCACAGCATTACGGTTTGACAATTAAAACCAACCCTTTTAATTTGTCTGACGGCATCCACTATCCCTCAAAAAACAAAAATAACTTTGCAACTATTATTGAGGAGATGAGAACCTCGCCAAGTTTCCAGCCCGCTATGGGATTGTTTGAGGAGTTATGCGTTCCCGTTGGCTAATAATCATCCCAGCGATACTGTTCGCACTATTTGCGAAACCTGCTAAAGCCGACACGCTAGGTGAGTGGACATACAGCCAGTCATGTGCGGCAGGTTCAGTCGAAGTAATTGACGACAGCATCATCTTGCGTGGTCCTGATGGTGGTGGTTGCATGGGGGCGAACTGGGTCAAGATTGAAACCACAATCCCCGCTGATGTGGACACAATAGATTTCAATTGGGCATATCAAACCAATGATGGTTGGGTGTATGACCCGCCACAGTACGCGGTCAACGGTGCGTACACCTTGCTTACGCAACAGAACAATGCGACTGGTGAGCTGTCTGTACCCGTCAATGAGGGTGATGTGTTCACGTTCCGCCAGTACTCAATAGATTCCTGCTGCCAACCTGGGTATCTAACAATTAGTAACCTGTCGTTATGGGCATCTATAACCTCATCCACGACAACGACGACGACCTCTACTACTACTGTCCCGTCAACGACTGTCCCTGTCACAGTCCCGACTACTACGACAGTTCAAGAAACAACTACAACAACTACTACTTCTTCAACTACAACAACGACAACAGTTCCTCAGACAACAACTTCTGTGGAGAACTCAACTAGCACTACTTCTTCCGTACCCCAAACAACAACAACAGAATCAACGACGACCACGACACAACCGCCAGCAGTTCCAACACCTGTTACACAGCCTCAAATATCCGAGCCAGAACCTGTT